GACTCTAACTTTAATTGGTACAGGGTCTACTGCAACTGCAATAACAGGTATTGTAACTTCTGGTGCTATCAGATACATTACCATAGGTGATAGAGGTGGTGGATATTTAACACCTCCAACTGTTGCTATATCTTCTGCACCTTCTGGAGGAACGACTGGTATTGCAACTGTTAGAATGATTGGTGGAATTAATGTATGTAACTTAAATGCAAACCCAAGTGCTCAATCAGTTCAGCATGTTGATTTATCTAATGCTGGTGCTGGATATACTGTAGCACCGAAAATTGCCTTTATCAGTGCTACTGGTACAGGTGCTACTGCTGTAAGTACTATTGGTGATGGAACTATTGGTATAGTTACTGTTTCATCAGGTGGTGGTGGATATACAACATCTCCAACAATCACCTTTACTAATGAAGTATTCAAATCAGGTGTTACTACAGTTTCTGCTGCTGCTACCGCAGTCGTAAGTTCTTCTGGAGAAATTACTGCTATTAATATAACTAACTCTGGTTTAGGATACAGCACTGCACCTACAATTAGTATTTCTGATCCTGGTGCAAGTGGAACTGGTGAATTTGCATTCAATGAGATAATAACTGGTGGTACAAGTGGAACCACTGCAAGAGTAAGAGTTTGGAACTCCAGCACAAATGTTCTAGAGGTTGCTTCTGTTGTTGGTACGTTTGTTACTGGTGAGACTTTAACTGGAGGAACATCAGGTGCTACTCATGTTATAAGACTTATTAGTACTGAACCAGACAATGACGAATATGCAGATAATTTAAATATTGAAAACGAGGCAGATGATATTTTAGACTTCACTGAACGGAATCCATTCGGTATTCCCTAAATAATAGTTAACCCCTATAAAATAAAATGTTTGAGTATTTTTACAACGAGATCTTTAGGAGAACAATCATCTCCTTCGGAACCTTGTTTAATAACATTTCTATTAAGCAAGATGGTGGATCTGTGAAGGTTCCATTGGCATATGGACCTACCCAAAAGTTCTTGGCACGAATTGAGCAATCACCAGATTTAAACAAACCATTTGCCATCACTTTACCAAGGATGTCATTTGAGTTTACGGGTTTAACTTATGATTCTTCAAGAAAAGTTACTACTACTCAACAATTTACTGTAAAGGATCCTAATTCAGAATCCGATACTAAAAAGGCATATATGCCTGTTCCATATAATATGCAATTTGAACTTGCTATTATGTGTAAGTTAAATGATGATGCACTTCAAATTGTAGAACAAATATTACCATATTTTCAACCATCATATAACCTCACAGTTAATTTGGTTTCAGCATTAAACGAGAAGAGAGATATTCCAATAGTACTTGAAAACGTAACAATGCAGGATGACTATGAAGGAGATTACTCTGAAAGAAGAGTTCTTCTTTATACAATGAGATTTACTGCAAAGACATACCTCTTTGGTCCTACTGCAGATGCTACCAAAGACATCATCAAGAAGTCTACTATCAATTACCTTACTGGTACAGATACAACAAATACCAGAAGAGAACTTACATACTCTGTCAAACCAAAAGCACTCAAAGATTATACAGACGATACCGTTGCAGTATTGTCTGACAATGTAACTGTTGAAGATAAAACAATAGATGTTGAAGATGCAAGTGGTATTTCAGCAAGGAAGTATATTGACATTGATGGTGAGAGAATATATGTAAGATCCAAATCTGGTAATACACTTAATGTTACTAGAGGAAAGGATGGTGCAATTCCAATTGAGCACGTACTAGGAGCAGCAGTCAAGGGTATTGACTTTACGAATACAACTACAAGTATTGGTACTATTGGTGTTGATAGTGCATTGGTTGCTGATGGAGATGACTTTGGATTTGATGGAACAATTACTGATACTACATCATGAAATCAACAGAAAATTTAGACGAAACTTTCAACATTGCACCTACTGAAGTATTAGATGCAGATGAGGTTAAACCAAATGTTGGAATACAAAAACCAGATAGACTTACTAAAAATGATATTGAAAAGGACTATGAGTATACTCGTGGTAATCTCTACAGTATCATAGAGAAGGGTCAGGAGGCGATTAATGGTATTCTTGAACTTGCACAGGATAGTGAGATGCCAAGAGCATATGAGGTTGCAGGACAACTGATTAAGAGTGTTTCAGATGCAACTGATAAGTTGATGGATCTTCAGAAAAAATTAAAAGATGTAGAAGAAGAGAATAAACAAAAAGGACCATCTACTGTTAACAATGCACTGTTTGTTGGATCAACTGCAGAGTTACAAAAACTATTAAAGAACGGACTACCTAAAGATTCTAAATAATAGAAGGAGAGAAATCCTGAAGTACATAGGTTACTAATACAATGTCGGATACGTTACCGTCGATAGATGATTTACTAGAAAGTAAATTACCCTCACTCGATGAATTTATAAAAGAAGAAAAAGAATTACCTTCGGTAGATGACTTCATTGAGAAGGATAAAGAAGAAGAAAATGAAGTTGTATTAAATATAGTAGATACTGGACCTTGTTCCATAGAGGAAGAATCAAAAGATTTAACGGAGATAGTACGTCTGATAAATGACGTAAGAAAAGATATACCAAATATTCCAGAAATAAAATATTATGATGATGAATTAGAAAAACTTATAGAACAGGTTGAAGAAGTTAGGAATAGTATTCCAGAACCTCCAGAGATAAAATATTATGATGAAGAAATTGCTGCATTAAGAGAAGAGATTGATCGTAATGCTGCTGATATACCAGAGATAAAATATTATGATGAGCAGGTAAATGACCTTGAGGAGAAGATTAAGGTTATTAAGGAAGACCTTATAAATCTTCCTGAACCAAAGTATTATGAGGCAGATTTACAATCTCTTAAAGAAGACATTCTTGCAGTAAAAGAATCTGTACCCGAATTTCCAAAGTGGGTTAATGAAGTTAATGAGGTTCCTGATTTTTCATGGATCGGCAAAACTTTTGGTGTTATTGATTCTGACTTTGTAAAGGTAAATGATAATCTTGATTCTATTAGAGGTAGAATAGATCAGGAGATTCAAGAGATTTCAGAAAATTTTGATCTTAAAGATTTTGAGACTAAAGTTGAATTTGAAAAAGCAACTAACAATTTAAAAGAAACTAAATCTAAAATATATGAAGAGTTAAAAGAAACTGCTCTTCGAATTTGGGATCATCATAGAGAATTTAAAGATGATGATAGAAAGTTAAAGAAGCAAATACTTGGTCATTATAATGTTTTAAAGCAAAAGGTAGATGAAGAAGTAAAGGAATTTAATAGAAAAAATTTAGAAACTAAAGATCTTTCTAAAGGATACTTTGATGGTTTATCAGCAGAGATTGAAAATTTACCTAAACCAAAATATTATGATGATACTATCAATAATTTAAGAAGGGATGTAAATCGAAACATTGCCAGATTACACAATCAGTATGAAGATACTACTTTAGATGTAACTGAATTATATAAACTTGTTGAAGAATTAAAAGATAAACAACATGAACTAAAAGATCTTTATGAGGAAGGGTTACTTGATGATCCAAAGGATACTAATAATGATGATCCACTTACACCAATAGATCAGAACTTTGTTACTCTTGATCAGTTACAGCAACATTATAAGTTATTTGTAGAAAGAGTACAGTATCAGTTAGGATCCATCGGTGGTGGTGGTGCAGGATTCATAAAGGATCTTGATGACGTTACTTTTGATGGTACTAATAATGAATTATTAATTTATAATTCATCTACTTCTAAATGGGTTGGTATTGCAAGTACTGCTCTTACAAGTAGTAGTGAAATTGCTGGCATTAGTACTACAGGAACATCTGTATTTAAAAATTTACAAATCAGTGGTGTTAGTACATATACAGATACTACTAATTCAACTTCAGTATCAACTGGATCATTAGTTATTAATGGTGGTGTTGGTGTTGCATTAAGTATGCACGTTGGTGGTAGTTTGTCCGTAGGTGGTACAATAACATATGAAGATGTAACTAATATTGATTCTGTTGGTATTGTTACTGCTGGAGGAGGATTGCAACTTGGAAGAGGTCCATCTCATGCTGCTATACAATCAGCAACGTCCACAAAAACTTCTACATCAGAAGCCTCCGTAGATACATTTACAGCAGCTACCTATAGATCTGCACAGTATCAAATTCAGGTCACAAGAGGATCTCAATATCATGTAACAACGATGAATATTTTACATGATGGAACTAATGTATTCATGAGTGAATTTGGAACTATTAAGACTGGAGTAACTCTTGCAACGTTTGATGCTGATATCAATAGTGGTAATGTAAGATTATTAGCAACTCCATCTTCAAGTGATTCAACTGTATTTAAAATAGTAAAATCACTTACTCTAACCTAAAAAAATATAAATATTTACATGATGTATAACGAAATGCAAACAATTAACGAAGCAACACGTTTACCAAACTATAATAAAGTCGGTAATATTATCGACGTGTACTTGGCATGGCGAGGAACAAACTACATGATAAAGATGTTTTTCCCGTCAGTTAAAGTACCTTCACGCAGAGATGTTCAGGATCAAGTGAGAAAAGTGTATCCTGGCTGTAAACTCTGGAATTACGAAATTTCCAACTATGAACCAGGAGCACCACTCCTCCAAGTCGGAGGACAGAGATAAAACTAAAGATTTAGAAAAGAAAGTAGAGAATTTAGAAAAAGTATTAGAACTACAAAGAAGAACTATAGAGCACGATAGAAAACATCACTTTGGTAAATATGAAATGACATAGGAGATTTATTATGGAAGACATTTATTTAGGCAATCCCAATCTAAAAAAGGCAAACGTTGCTCAAGAGTTTACTCAAGAGCAAATTGAAGAGTTTATGAGATGTGCAGCAGATCCTGTATATTTTGCTAAAACTTATATGAAGATTGTTTCTCTTGATGAGGGACTTATTCAATTTAAACCTTATGACTTCCAAGAGAAATTAATAACAAATTTCCACGAGAATAGATTCAATATATGTAAGATGCCTCGTCAGACTGGTAAGTCTACAACATCGGTATCATACTTATTACATTATGTCGTATTTAATGATAGTGTTAATATTGGTATTCTTGCAAACAAAGCAGCAACTGCCAGAGACTTATTAGGTAGATTGCAGACTGCATATGAGAACTTACCCAAGTGGATGCAACAAGGTATTGTATCTTGGAACAAAGGATCACTGGAGTTAGAAAATGGATCAAAAATACTTGCAGCATCAACATCTGCTAGTGCTGTCCGAGGAATGTCTTTCAACATTCTTTTCTTGGA